GACAGACCAATTAACAAAGTATTCAAGCCCTATCAACTCTGTTTTATTACAACTTGGTGCATCAATCTTCTGAAATGGGTCCTTCTCAAATGATCTGGCTATAAAGTAGTTGATGTTTCCGTCACTATTATAAGAAGGAACTACAATCTTGTTTCTGTATCTTCCAGTCTTACAATAGCCGATGTTGTATTTTTGTATGTCTTGTAGACTGATCTGTCTTTTCTTCAAATAAGCTAAAGCGTGTCTTGCTTCTAGTGACTTATCTGGGTTAGATAAAGAGATAAATTCTTCTGGAAGGGTTACTTTATTAGACTTCGTGGTATCAATCTTGGTATTGTCTCCTTGAAAATAGGTTTTCATTTCAAGTGTCTTCTCTGTTGGTGCATCGATCTTTTTAAAGAGTGACACTGGTGTTTTACCTTTTGTAGCAGGGTGGCAAGTCCAACAGTTATACTGACCGGTCTTGATATTGATTATGAGTTTAGGGTTATGGTGTTTACATATAGGGCAATAGAAAGCGTAGTCCATAGTAGTCTTTGAACCCTTTCCTTTACCTAATACTGTCTCCAGAAGCCCTAAAACGAGTAGTTCTTTGTCCATCTAGCTAATATAACACAAAAAAACGAGAAAAAAAAATATTTATAAAAAAATTTTTCTGTTTCAAATATTTGTTGTATATTGGTTGTAACTAACGCCGGGTCTAGTTGACTCTACTCCATAGCTTGGTGAGATTCCATGAGTGAGAGTTAGATCAAATAGCCAAGAACGGCTACCAGGAGCTAAGACTAAGATATGCTTCAGGTATAGAAAGATAGTCGAAAGTGAAAGTTTAAAAGAATATCGGTAAATCCGACGGTCATAGTCCGCTAGGGCTTTTAAATATAAACTAAGACAAAAAACGACGTCAAGCTTCACTTTATATATAGGCAATACCCTATATAATAAAATCATTTTATGGTAGAAGAAAAAATAACAGAAGAACAACTAGAAGCATTATATATCTATTTATCTTTACACTTTGATACATTCAAAGATGATGAAAAATTGTTTTGGATTAATTTAATGCAAGAACTAGATTACGAATTTTTAGAAGAAGTAACAAATTATGCCTAAAGTAAAATTGTTGGTTTTGGAAGGATGCATTAGATGTAGTGCTCTCAAAAATAAGTTAAACTTTTATGGTACCAAATTTGAATATGTCTCTTGTGATGGAGACAATAAAATTTGTGACTATACCGAAGAATTGTCTGGGTGTAATGAATACCCAATGGCGATTGTACTAGATATCAATGGAAAGATAACGGAAATAGTACATTTTACCCAAGACTATGAAATGGTTGGAAAAAAGTACAAATTAATGGATGGAGTAACAGGCTATTCTGTGTACTCGACAGATCAATTAGTAGATTACATAATTAAATTATAAATTAACAAAATGAAATACAAACAACTAATCCAAAAGAAGATATTCGAACTGAATAATTTTCTTAACGGGCAAGATGCCCTTTTATCAACTGGAAGATCTATTGATGAACTTAGAGCTCATGTTGAAAGAATGAGAGCTAAACTTTTAGAGATTGAAACACTAATTAACAGTGAACAAGAACAGTAAATAAAAAAATAATAAGTTATGAATAAGTTATCGCCTGAACAAATGATGGAGAATCTGAATAAGTTTTATAAACTAATCAATACTCATATCACTGACCGTAAAGACCAGCTTACAGACTTCTACAAATCAATTGAAGATCTACTAGTAATGGCTCCAGCTTCTACTAAGTTAGATCATCACAATTGTTTTCCTGGTGGATACTTAGACCATGTTATTCGTGTAGTTGAAGCTAGTTTAGTCTATCAGAAAGTATGGGATAAGTTTGGTCAGAAGAAAACATATACAGATGAAGAGTTAGTATTCTCAGCTATCAATCATGACCTTGGTAAATTAGGGACAGTTGATCAGCCTGTTTATATTCAGAACGATTCACAGTGGCATATTGAGAAACAAGGAGTACTTTACAAGTATAATCCTAAAGTTACTCACATGAGAATATCAGACCGTAGTTTGTTCTATTTACAAGAAAAAGGAATACCAGTTACGGAAAATGAATACCTTGCTATCAAACTTCACGACGGTCTATATGAAGAAGGAAACAAACCATATTTCATGTCGTATAATAAAGATACAGAATTGAAATGTAATTTGGTCCATATTCTGCACCATGCTGATATGATGGCAAGCCGTGTCGAATAATAAAAACAATATAATATGAAAGAATTACTAAAGGATATTCAAACACTCGTTATTAAACACAAATTTACAATCCTTTGTATTATAGTTATTGCTTATTTAGTAATGGACTGGCCAGATATAAAGCAGGGTTTTATAGATGGGTGGTTAAACAAACAAAGTAAACATATAGTATGGTAACAACAATTTTATCAATATCCATATGGGTTCTAACAGTCCTGGGTTGGATTATTTGGAACCTATACAACAAAAACAAAAAGCTAGAAGACCTAGTTGTCAAACAACAATTCTTTATTCAAGGAGTTCAAGGGTGCATGAAAGAGATCAATAACTGTGCTAACTTGATCGATTCAAAACTATGGGTTCAATCAGACCCAGAATTTTTGAGCCTCATGGAGAATGTTAAACAAATGCAAGCCGCTATTAACGACTACATAGAAGAATAATATGACAGATATTTTAGGCCAAGAAGAAGAAGTTCTTTTGACCAAGAAAGGTGAGCCAAGAAAACGTAAACCTAAAACCAAGAATAACTACTTTACCATTGAAACTGAAGAGGCTATTCTTGAATATAGGAACACACCTAGTCAAGCCAAAAGAAATAAAATCTACAATGAAAGGATTCACTACGGCTTTTATAAGCTTGTAGAGAATATCATTCATACATTTAAGTTCTACTATACAGAAGTAGATAATATAGAAGATCTAAAGTATGAAGTGATCTCTTTTCTCTTGCAGAAGCTAGATCTTTACGATCAATCTAAAGGTAAGGCCTATTCATACTTTGGAACTATAGCCAAAAGGTATTTGATCATCTACAACCAAAAGAATTACAAGAAGTTAGTATCAAAGGCTGATATTGGTGATCAAAGTGACGATGATTCACTAGTCAATTCTATCATAGTTAAAGAGCCAGAACCAGAGCTAGATAAGCTAGATATAGTCGAGCTTTTTATCAAACATGTAGATGACAACCTTCTAGACCTTTTCGAGAAAACTGAGGAGATGAAGGTCGCTGATGCAATCCTGGAGATCTTCAAGAAAAGAGAGAATATAGACATTTTTAACAAGAAAGCAGTGTTTATCTACGTAAAAGAGATGACCGACTGCCAATCTAATACGATCACTAAAGTAATCAAGAAGTTAAAAGTCATCTACAAGACTATCCTAGACAACTACCTAGAAAATCATGACTATTAATATTTATTCTAAAAGTCATGGAACTAGAAAAAGAGATATTCAAAGGCAAAACTATTGCTGATCTAGTCGAAGAAGTATACAACAAGCACAAGAACCAGGACTCCACTATTAAGCAAGAGATCATGCGTCTTGCTGATATGATCGAGACTCCTGGTGATGCTATAGTCATCGTCCCACTACTTAAAGGGTTCATGGATTCTAGCCTCAAGAACGATGAGGTTCTAATGAAACTATTGGCATTATTCCAAAAGGCTTCTGCCGAAGCTAAGAAAGATGGAGCAGAAGACAGTGGAATTTTAACCGAAAAGGACATTGAACAGCTATTCAGTGAGGTGTCTACTATAAAGATTAAAGATCCTAAACAACTACCTAGCGCGTAATGTCTAACGGATATATATTTGGTAATAGCTTTAATTCTGACATTGGTCAGTACGGAGGCCAATACTTCCAAATTGGTAGAGTAAAATCTATCGTGCTAGGCCCATACAAAGGGAGTACTAGAGAGGCAGATCCAGACTATGGAAGCCCTTCTGACATAGGGAAGATAAGATACGAAATACTCTACTCAACTTTAGGTACGTCAAAGTCCGAAGAAGTAAATGAACCAGCTTGGCCAATGCACGGGTTTATTAGACAGTACCCAGTAGTTAATGAGATCGTGCTCATCATGGCAGGTCCTACAGAAAAGTTAAATGACCGCTCATCTAATCAGCAGTTCTTCTACTTTCCTCCATATAGTCTATGGAATAGAGCTAATCATAATGCTTTTCCAAACATGGAAGAGTATGCAAACTATTTGAAACAGTTTGTAAATGTTCAAGGTTATTCTGGAACCTCTGTATCAGGGTCACTTCCTCTTGGTTATACTTTTCAAGAAAATCAGCTAGTCAGAAATTTACAGCCTTTTGAAGGTGATATTATCTTACAAGGAAGATTTGGCCAATCAGTAAGATTTGGATCAACTGTGCCTTCTATGAAAAAAGATAATACATGGTCTAATTCTGGAAAAAACGGGGATCCTATAACAATCATATTAAATAGTCAAGCTCAAATAAAACCAGATTTTAAGTTTAATACTATGGTTGAGAATATAAATAAAGATGGGTCTGCTATCTATATGACTAGTACACAAGAGATATTTTTAGAGGACATAAACAACTTCCCTCTAAATTCTTTTGGAACTCCTATAACTGCTGTAGTACAACCTACATTAACAGTTCAGGTACCTCCTATTTCTAATATTATTATTTCACCATCCGCCCAAGATCAATCTAATATAGGATAATGTTCAAACCAGTTTTTCCATATAAAGGTAATCAACTCATTCTAACTTCTGATAGAGTTACGCTTCATTCAAAAAGTGATGCTATCTTTTTATTTGGAAAACAGGCTGTAGGACTATCTTCTCCTAATACAATTAATCTGGATGCAGGCCAGAAGATTATTTTAGCAGGACCAGTTGTTGAATTAGGAAACAAGGCACAAGCTTTAGGGCAG